CAACTGGCGCCAGTTGATCGCTGACCCTCCGGCTGTCCCGATCGTGAGCGGATCCTCGTCAATAACGAGCCAGGACGTCTCCTTGTTGACTGAACCTTCGGCTACGGCGGTTCTGGCCCCCTGGGTGACCTTGTGGTCCTGGTCGAAGTCTGGTGCCCTAACCCAGTCACCTCCCGTAGCGTCGATGACACGCCAGATACCGTTTTCTCGCGTGTCCGCCTGGTCCTTGAGGAGGACACGGTCATCATCAACGAGGGCCACGCCGTCGAGAGAGGTCGGAGCCCCGCTTAAGGACCCCGTACCCAGTAACCCCCCGGTGGGGTTATAGATCGCCCCAACGTCTGCGGTCGACGCTGCTCGGACGCCGTTCTTGGGGTCCCGGGTGAAGAATTCCTCCTGCTCGAGGTAGTCGATACGGTTGTCGAGACCGTCGAGGATATCCTGGAGGCCCTCTGGGGTAGGTCCAGATCCAGAAGGGATTGCACACCCAGAGGCGATCACGCGTCCGCCACCGAAAGTCGCGTCGGTCTGGTACTGGATGTAGAGCGTATCCCCTATGAGGGGGATGAAGGCGAGCTGGATCTGCCTGCTGTTGACCTCTGCGTAGAGCGATCCCGAGAGGCGGCTGAGGTTATGGAAGACGGTGACCTGGCCGAGGACGCGCTCAAGCGACGTCGTGAATGTGTCCTCCACGCCGTCGATCTGCGTCGTCAGGTCCTCGGGTTGCCATGCCACCAGTTCGCTCCACTTTTGCGGTACCGCACGCGGGGCGATTATGCCTTACGGAGGAACCGCGTGTCACACTGGACCTGCTGCTCGTCTTCCTTGATGGCCTTCTCGTGGAGGATGACCAACGCTTCCTTCGTCTGCTTGAACCTACCCGGACTAAACGCCGATGTAGGGGTGGGAGACTTGGATTCCGCGACAGCCTCGGCCTTCTCATAGACCTTGTTTAGTGCGGCGTCAAGCCGTTCGATACACGCATCCAGCTGTTCGTCCTCTGGGAACTGTTGAGTAGGTGGTGCGGTCATAAAACGACTCCCTTTCATCTACCAACGCCCCGGATGCTACTCGTCTTCGTCTACCTCATCGAGGCCAGACTCATCGAGCTGTTCGATCCCAGCCAGGACCTCGACAGCTTTGGTGACCCGCATGGCGATCAGGATCATGCGCTTCTTGTCGGAGCGTAGCTCTTTAAGGAGGTCCTGATTCTGCTTCCAGAGGAAGTAGCACATCAGCCCAAGGACAACCGCGACGGGCCCGGCAGCAATGAGCCCCTCGAGTGCCTTGGAGATCAACCTAGCTTCCATCTGACTCTGCTCCCGCGTAGCCCGACCGACCTGGACTAACCGAACTGGGTACCGTTGACCTGAACCTGCACCCTGCCGTCTGGGGCCGTGACCCCAGCGATCAACCTCACCCGTAGCCGGGCGAAGGGACCGTCGGTAGCCGGGATCTGGAAGACGTTGGGCGCCCCACCAACCGTGACGGGGGTGGGGCCATCCAGGCTGACCTCGTCGTTCCCGACCAGGCCGAGGACCGTGCGCGTCACAGTCCCAGCTCCTCCCTCAGCCTTCGTTTGAACTGAGATCGGCGGACCGAATCCAGTCATGTTCATGTCGAAGTCAACGGTCTGCCCGTTGTTCAGTACGGGTCCTTGACCAGGCGCACCAGGGTCTGCCGGAGTCTTGGTCTGCCTGCTGAAGATGCGCTCGCCCATGTGTTATCTCCCAGCCCTCGAGGGGGCGCTGTCATGGCAGAGCTTCTTGAGGCTCCGTACGGCTGCATCGAACTGACGGCACTCGCTGTTGAGGTAGTCGACTGCGTAGTTCGGTCCGCGACCCTCTGGGTCAACAAACCTGAACGTGAAACGCCCTCCCGGGCTCCGCGTCGAGCCCAGCAGTTTGAGTCCCATCATGTGTACAAACGCAGCCGTTCCGAGGTCAGACGTCTCGTAGCTCGGGACGGCGCTTCCGGCCACCTAGTTGCTGCCGGTCTTCTTGGTCTTCTTCTTGGTGACGCGCTTCTTCGCCTTCTTCTTGGCGACGAGCTTCGGCTCTGCCGGCGCGTCGTCCTTGATCAGGTCATCGAGGTCAGCGAGGTCATCTGCACTGGCAGTCTCCTGGGCCTCATGCTCAGGCGGGTCATCGGTCTTGGTGAGGGCCTCCCAGTCCTCGTCGCTGTCGTCATCTGAGAGGTCCATCTCCTCATCGGTCGGGTTGGTCTCGCTACTGTGCTTGACCTCCGTCCGGTTCGGCGTGTGGACCTTCTGTGGCAACGGGATCGGAGCAGTCGCCTCGGCCTTGACCTGTTTCTCAGTGACGTCGAGCGCCTCTGCCTCGCCCTTGGTCACGACCTGGAACACGGGCTTACTCGAGTAGTCGAGCGGGTTGTTCCGGGCATTCTCGAGCTTGCGCGCGGTAGCGAGGTCGACTTCGTACCAGCCGCGCCGCCAGTCGAACTTGGGGTAGCCGGACCCGCTCAGGGTGTAGGTCTCGGCCATGTGACCCGTCCTCTTGTTGGGCGGGATGATCCGCACCAACATCGTCTTGGGCTTGGTCTTCGCAGCGGCCATCTTGGTCTCCTTGGTCTTGGTCTCTAATCAGTTAGTAGTGAACGAGAAGCGGCGGGCCCATCAAGTCTGCGGTACCGCAAACCCTCCGGTCCCGCCGTATCGTTGTGATGTCTGGGACCTACTGGGCGAGGATGATGGCCTCGAACGACCCACCGAGGGCCGTGGCGAGGTCACCGCCGTTAGCGAACTCGGCCAACGCAGCCGGGGCAGCGCCGTTCGAGTTGTAGGCGAGGATCTTGTTAGTGGCGCGGTCCCAGTGAAGGACGATGCCCAGCTTCCCGCTCTCGGGGAGAACGGTGAGGATGTCCGGCGCCTTGTCGTAGCCCGCGAGGGACTGGAGCAGGGCAGCGGCATCGAAGTCCTCACCACCAGTCGCGTACGTTCCGGTAAGGGTAACGATGGCGCGCATGGCGATGAGGGGAGCGGACGGCATCTGACCACCACGGCCCGTCACGGGGATCGTGGGGTCAATGGCGGTGGGAAGGGCGACGGTGTTCGCCATGGTGTTTCTCCTGTTGGATGTTCTGTTCGATCTTGTTCAGAGACGAGCTAGGTGAACCCCGGGGAGGGGTGGCCTCCCCGGGTCGTTAGGCCTAGCTGACGGTGATGCCGTCGGCGCGGACGGTCGCACGCTTCTCAGCGAAACGGACGTCGAACCGCAGGGTAGCTACGATGATGAGCACGCCCGCCGAGATGTCCTTGTCGGTCTCGATCTTGACGCGCCGCCAGATGCCGACGTTGATGTTCTTCGGGTCGGTGAGCAAGACCTGGGTCTCGTTCGTGCCGACGCCGAGGTTCTCGGGAAACACCGGGACGTCGATCACAGGGATGCCGCTGTAGGCGACCGGCACGTCCTCCTGGAGGTAGCGGTCACCGAGCGAGGTCTCCCGGGCGTTGGTGGAGTCCCGGTAGTCCAGCTCAGCGTCGACCGAGGTCAGGAACCGCATCCGCCGCTTGTTCCGCAGGAACTCGGTCGGCATGGCCTTGAGCATGTCCCGGAAGATCGTCTTGGTCAGGGGGTTCGCCCCGACCGCAACGGTGTTCACCGACGCCTGCTTGAGGATGCCGTCGAACTTGGCGAGGAACGGGTCCGTCGAGGCGGTGTCGCCGTTGACGAGCATCTCATCCATGTCCAGCGCGACCCGCTCAGCCAGGACGGCCATCACGGTCTGCCGGAGGTTGCCACGCTCGAGTGAGTCCTCGAGGACCTCGTTGTTCAGGCGGATCTCAGCCCTGAACAGCTGAGCGTTCAGCTCCTCCTTGTCCATCTCGGGGGCCGCGCGGTCAGCGGCACCGAGCGCCTGGGCCTCCGTGCCAGCACGGAGCACGCGGCTGGCAAAACGGATCTTCTCCAGCAGCTGCGTCGGAGCCCGCATGGGCACGACGGTGGACATCGGCATGACCACGCTCTCGTTGATGAGAGTGCGGATCAGCCGGCGGGCCTGGGCGGCGACAAGCGCACCACCCCCGGTGGTCAGGTCGGACAGGTTGAGGTCCGCCTTCTGGATCAGAGAACGGTTCCCGATCATGTTTCCTCCTATTGGATTGCTTTCGCGTCGGGGTTCAGCGCACCGCCTGGAGGCGGATCAGCCGGTGGGGAAGTTAGTCGTGAGTCTCCTTGCCGTCCCAGGCAGCGAGGTCACGAGGCCAGTAACAGTTGTCCTTGTCCGAGTCGTCACCCTTCGTGACGTCCTCGATCGACTCACCGTCCGAAGGCGGGGCCGAGGGAGCGCTCCGCGACTTGCGGAGCTTGGACAGCTCGCCGCGGAGCTTACCGATCTCGGCATCCTTGTCAGCCATCACGCCCTTGACGCGCTCGTCGAGCATGGACTCGACCTGCTTAAGGAGGTTAGCGGTACCGCCAGTTCCCTCGCCCATGACATCGTCCATCGTGCCGATCATGGACGTGTCGGGCTGGACGCCGCTGCCCATGTTGGGCGCGCTGGGGTCGGTCGTGCGGACGTCCGCGACTCCAGAGAGGGCAGCTGCTGCACCGCGCTTGTGGACCTGCATCTCGCTGATGAGTCCAGACAGGACGGAGCCGACCTTGTTGAACTTCTCCATCGAGATGCTCCCACTGCGGAGGTCACCGAGTGCGTCCTTCAGCAGACTGACGGCGCTCTTGAGGCGGTTCAGACGGTCGCCACGCATGGGGCGACCGACCTTCTCCGTCTCGGTCTGAGTGATGACGGGCGCGACGTCGCCGGAGACGTCCTTGGTCGGGTTGAGCATGACCTTCATCAGGGCCTCCATCTTGTCCATCTTTGCGTTCGCCGTATTGGCGTTCATCCGAGCTGCGACGCCGGCCGCCATGCCCAGGTTGGGGAACTTGCCGTGGACCTTGCCCTGGCCGTCGACGACTGCGAACGATCCGTCCATGGGCTTGACCATGAACTGCTTCTCGACGTCCTGGACCACGCGCATCTGCTCCACCGCAGCGTCGATCAGGTCGACCTCACCCGCGGCATCCTCGAGGATGCCCGCCACGGCCTTCTCGAGCAAGGCTGCATGTCCGTGGATGACAGATCCGACCTCGAACTGGTCCGCGACATCCGAGCCCTTCTCGATCCCGTCCGTCTGGAGGGCGACGAAGACGTCCATCAGGCCGCCCATCGTAGACTCGACTGCCTTGAGGACCTGGCCGCGCTGGTCTGCATTCAGGCTCGAGAGCAGGATGACCGACTCACCCTTCGCCTGGGGAACACGGGCCAGGAGGTCAGCGGTGTCGTTGATCCTCCGAGCCTGAGCTGCATCGAGGATGGTCACGCCGTCGAGGTCCTGCTTCAGGGACTCGAGCCGGCGACCGACCTCCTGGAGCACCTGCCAGGACTCGTCCTTGTAGGACTTGGTCAGCGGACCAGCCTCATCGAGGTTCGTGTTGACCGGGATCATCAGGCCGCTGTTCTTGCAGGTGATCCCGGCCAGGCCCTTGAGCATGAACTGGATCGCCCGGACCTCACTGCTGTAGGCCGGGGGAACCTCGCTGTCGTTCTTCGCCACGTCCGCGGCCTCGATCGCCGCCCTCAGGTAGTCCACCCGCTCACGGGCATCCTGGATCACAGCGACCGTGACGGCCTTGCCGACCTCGGACTTGACCTCAACCTTGACCTCCGTCTTGGGCTCTGCCTCTTGCACGGTGGTCTCGTCGTTCACCTTGGTCGTAGCGCCCACTTCTTCCTCCTGCTGCCGCTTCACCAGTAGGAAGCGTCGTTTGTTGGCTGCACGATCCACGAGACTGACCTCGCGGGTGTCCATGTCACTGAGGCGACCGACGCGCTTGGCGTTTTCGTGTTCCTCGATGTCCATGATGTCGTTCAGCGTGTTGTTCATGCCAGATTGACCGTGTCGGGTGTCCTTGGTGCCGGGTCCTTGATGGACGACCTGGCTAGCTCGCCTGACTTTACTTGCTTCATCAGCACCTGGTCAAGGTCCCGATCATGCGGTAACGCAAAACGTGACCGGATGACCTCATAGCGGCTAAGTCACCTGTACGGTGTCTGGGGTCCTCAGCGCGGAGCCGCCGATAGAGAACCCGGTCAGCCTCCCGCTCTTGACGTCCTCCCAGATCCTGTCGTCAAGAACCCGAACCCGAAGCAGCCAGGTGCCCTTCTTGACCGACTGGCCTCTCATGTCGAAGGTGACCGGGGCCAGGTAAGACTCCAGGGGCAGGATGGACTGGATGATGTCCTGGTGCATGAGCCCGAACTGCTGATACCGCTCCAAGAAGCGGTATGCCGTCTTGCGGATCTCGTCTTCGTTGTAGATGTCGTTCTGGCTGTCGATGGTCTCGGGCTCGAGGACGATGCCGAATACCGTCCTCTCCTCCTCACTGTCGACCTTGATGACGCTGATCTCGCGCTTGACCATCACGTCTTGCGGTACCGCAAGGTCAGATTCGGTCTTCGATGAGGAGACTCGCCTGAGGACCTTACCGCTGCCTAGCTCGATCACCGTCCGCTCGAACTCGCCACCACTCTCGCCCCAGACCTCAAGGGAATTCATGGTAAAGCTACCGCCCTCACCGTCATCGAGGTTCACGGGTGTGCCAGGCTCGTTGTAGCGCAGGGTGACGTGTGGCTTAAACGGGGTCATCCTCTTCGGCCTGAACCCCGCCTGTTCGAGTGCCTTGATGAGCATGTCGTGCATGGCCTCGAACGAGTGTCCGTCGCCACACATCCGTGGGACTAGGTACTCGACGTCGGAGCCACTGAAGCTGCGGAACACTCCCTTGTCTGACAGCTCCACCCTACAGGGCTGTACCTGCTTCAGGGCATCACCCACGGCGAGGATCAGCTTCTCGTAGTCCGCCCTCCCTATCTCACCCATCTGGAGGACAGTGGCGTGCAACGGAGACTCGTCATCGCCACGCGTAGCCGGGAGGTCCTTAGCGATTTCAGGTGGAATCCTGAGGAACAGGCCGACGCTCTCCGTACCACTCTTCGCCAGGAGGTTTCGGACCTCGTTGGCGATGTCAGCGCTCTCAAACGTCCCGAGGACTATCCCGGGGTGACCCTGGACTAGGTCAAACTTACCCGTCACGGGATTCTGGACCACACGAAACAGGCTATTGCCCTGTGCTGGCTGGAGGATACCTGGACTGGTATCAGCTTGCGGTACCGCAAGCTGATCCAACGGGAGGGACTTGGAAACCAGGCGGATGTCACGCTCAGCATCTGCGAGATCGTAACCCTCTGGCGGGCCGCCCAGGTCTTCCTCAGCTGTGAATGCGGCTGACCACGAGTCGATAGCTGCCTGGCAGGCCGGATCCCCCATCTTGATCACTGCGAGGCCCGTGACGAGCCTCTGGTAGGCCTCTAAGCCCTCGCCTGTGATTGAGTAGGTCTCGTTTGGGGAATTCACCGTGGTGTTCTCGTCGTTGACCTCCATGAGGGGATAGGTAACTCGCTAGCTTGTAGCCTTCAGGATCGACGGGAGGTCAGATCCTGACACCTGTTGCCCAGCCTGGTTGCGGGCCTTGAGCCAGGCAGAGGCCACACGGCGCTTCACACCGGCTATGGCCTCTGTTGGGAGTTGGACCCGGTTGCCGCGGAACCCAGAGGGGCTTAGGGCCATCGTGGCAGCAGCGGTAAGCCTCACCGATGGTCTGCCGGCCCTAGCGTCATCTGGGGTATCGAACAGACGCAGCTTCCAGGTACTCGGCTTCGTGGGGTCTGGAACGTACGCGAATGCTGAGGCCGGGAAGGCCACGCCGTCGACGGTTCGTGCTGTTTGCTTATTCATGGATCGCTCGAAGGTTGAGGAACAGAAGGCCAGTCGCTGATCTGTCCGGGGGAAGTCACGAGTTGCTTCTGCGCTCGACATGCAGCGAGGCAGGAACTCGTCATGTGTTTCCCCCGGACGAGGATCGGGCACTAGCTGAGGTTCCGGCCAGCTCCGGACACGCGCTCATCACGACGCGCCATCGCCTTCTCGCGGGCGGTCTTCGCCTTCTGTGTCGAGTCCCTGCCACCCTTCCGGGCCGGGACGACGCGCTCGTCCTTGGTCTGACGCTCGCTCTTGAGCGTGGGTGGATGCGAGGGCGCGAGGTCCTTCTCCCATGAGATGTCATCCCGAAGGTCCATCTCGTCGTCGTTCTTCTCCGTCTTCTTCTTCTTCTTCTTCTTGCCCTTGGTCTTGCCCTCGTCGTCTGTGTGGTTCAACTTGTCGACTTCGGTGGCCTTGTCCTTCTCAGCCTGAGAGGTCTCGGCGGGCTCCTCCTCGCTGCCCTTGTCGATGGCAGCGGCGCTGCTGGCGGTCTGGGTCTCACTGGCCTTCGGGCTGAGGCTCTTGGCAGTTGCGCACGCCAGGCTGTCACCGGAGACGAGGAAGCTGACGCCATCCTCCGACTCCACGGCGTGACCAAGCATGTGGTCCACCTTGTTGACCACGTCCTCGAGGCCGTCCAACTCGGCGAGCGGGTTGTCGGCGTTGGCGAAGTCGGCGGTCTTGGTGATCAGGGAAGTCGCCACGCCCTCGAGGTCGAGCTTCACGGGCTCAGCCTTGGTGATGTTCGCGATGGGCGCGAAGGCCTTCTTGATCTGGTCGTTCGTGATCGTCATTTGTGTCTCCTTCGTACTCCCAGCCTGGCGGGAGTCTACTCGGCTAGGTCAGGACAAGTCAAGGTGAGGCTTGCGGTACCGCAAGCCTCACCACCAGGATCCCCGGCGGGACAGGTGCTCGAGGTCGATGTGGAGGCCGGACAACTTCGAGCTGAGGGCCAGGGGCAGGGTGTCGATGATCCGGCGCTTGGACCACTTGAACTGTTGTCGCATGAGGTCGACGATCTCCTTACAGAGATCGACACGCTCCTGGATCGCACTCCGGGTCGGGTTCCGCATCGAGTGCTGTCCCTTTGCGAAGCTCAGGACTACGACGTGACCGACCCGGGGCATCATGCTCTTCCAGAAGTCCTCGTAGGCCTTCCGCTTCTCCGAGCGCGTGTACTTGTCGCTGATCTTCAGGAATGCGGACATGGGATACCTCGTCGCCTTATCACTGCGATGGTAGCCGCAGGATGTTCTGGACGAAACTAGGAATCGAGGCTACGAATCAAATACCGGGACAATAGTTGTTCTACAGTTTGATACAATGATTTGATCAGCAGCCGCCCACCCACCTTCCGTCTGGAGGTCGTACACGTGCCCGCTAAATGGACGCCACCTAATGTCGACGACCTGGTCAACGACTACGTCTCCGGGATGACTCCTAAGCAGATCGCCAGCAAGCACGGCGTCTCCACTACACCGGTGACTAGGGTCCTCCGTGAGGCCGGCGTCGATCTCAGAAGCCGGTCCGACGCAGAGCGACTGAAGTGGAGGTCTATCAAGGCTCAGGGGAGGACAGCGGTCGAGCGTCAATGCTCTGCTGCCTGGCGGGCGGCCAGGGGCAGAATCCATGTGGACGACGAAGTCGCTGCTAGGGCGGAGTCCCTTTCTCGATCCGGGAAGAAGCGCGGTAGGAACGTAAGGGGAGAGGACCGGATCGCGTCCGAACTCACGAAGCTCGGACACGTTCCCGATCAGCAGTTCGCGATTTGGCGCTACAACCTCGATCTTGCTTTCACCGAAGATCGCGTCGCCGTGGAAGTCCTGGGACACGCCGTCAATCGTAAGTACGCCGGAACGCTCGCCAAGAGAACGGAATACCTCCTTGACCGTGATTGGTTCGTTCTCTTCATCGAGGTCATTCACGGACCCGATCGACGACGGGTTGACTACCCGGCAGTAGCCAAGAAGATCATCGCCGTTCTCGAGCGCGTCCGCTCGGACGAATCCCTCCGGGGTCAGTACGGGGTGATTGGGCGTCAGGGCGAGCCTTCGGCCGCCCTTCGTGCGTACCTCGACCACCTCCCCAGAGTAGAGGAACCGTGAACACAGAACGATCTTTCCCTGAACTTGGGTGTCTCCGGGGTAGCACCTGTGATGGTATGGCGGCGTGTCGATCCCACGCTGGTTCATCGTAGAAGGCTTGACCTTGTCCCAGCCGCCTGTGGTCTTGGTAGCGATCAGCGCACCAGTTGCGGTCACGATCTTTCCGTCCCGAAATCGCATGAACGGTGTTGCTTTGGTGCGGACCTCGTTGATGTCCCTCGCGGCCTCGAACCGATCAAATGAATCGAGCGCATGTCCGGTACTCAAAATAGTTCCGTTCATCATTATACAAATCTGAGATGTCCTGGAATCTAGTATCGCCACCACTTCATATTGGTCTATTCCATTCTCAGCATAGGTAGCTACGGCTGAGAAACTGCGTGCGCGGTTCGTGTGGTTCGCAGCAACGGTGTCCCAATAGCTGGACGCAATACCTGTCTCTGTAAATTCACGACGGAGGTTGGAGCCGATCTCTCGCGTTCCCAACCCCTTTGCCGTCCCGTCCGCCAGGATGTCCTGGGCCCTTCGCCTGAACCGAGTTGCCCTCTGTTCGTACTCGGGAACGAAGAAGATCGACGTCGTATCACGGATAGCCGCGATGGCCTTGGCGTTCTTGAGGGCAAATGAAGCATCGACGCTGACCTGTCTATACTTCCTGGCCGTGTCCACATGTGTGGCTTCTGTTACGACCTTCCCGTGTTCGTCAAGGATGAGAGTCAACTTCGGGAGGGCGTCAGAGGACAGGCCGGCCAGGAGGGCCTCGAGGGCGTCGAGGGCGCGCTCCTTCTGACCGTCTGTCGACGTCTTCCAGTTGATGTTCGTGTTGGCCTTGAGGGAGTCACGGACCTTCCGTGAGCTGATCGTCTTACCCATCTGCCGGCGGAGCAGCCGCGCCTCCTTGAGCGCGGACCTGATGAACCCGTCATCAGTCAAGATCGACGGTGGCTTACGTGCCTTCCCGAGCAGGCGTCGCTCGAGCCAGTCAACGTCGTCAAGCAACAGGACTGAGTGCTCGAGGCTACTCGCCATCAGACTGAAGATCCTCGTCATCGAAGAACGAGTCCTTCGCTTCGTCAACGGCCTCCGCGATCTCGCTGCGGACCATTTCGATGAACGATGCAAACCCATGTGCGCGAGCCCGACGCTTCGAGACAGGCATTGTGAATTCGATCTCATGAGTATGACCGTTGACCTCACTGGTCATGACCGTCACGTCTGATCCCTGTGGCGGCACCTTCGTCAGGTTTGCATCATGGGTATGATGCGAACCGTCAGGCCCCTCGGCTGGGCGAACGATGATCTTGACCTCACCGTCTTCACGGATGACGACGTAGCGGTGGACATGTCTGTCTGACATGGTCGAGGTCCCGGCGGCCAGGACATCCCCAGCAACGCCTCCGACCTGGTCAACAGCGCGCTGCTCAACCATGCTGTCCGCGGCGTTCCCGGCCGCCGGCTCAGCACCAGCCAGTGAGCCCGTCCTGGCCGCAGCGAGTGCCAGTTTGGGCGGGATGTTGCCCCAGTCTTCCGTACGGTAAGGCAGCTCGATCGAGAAGGCATCTGCGATGAACTGTCGTGCCTCATTCGGCGTGATCCCACCCGAATCAAGAGACTTCTTCATGTTGTCGATCAGGTCGTTGGGGAACCTCTGGACCGGCGCATTCGTCTTAAACCGCCAGAAGTGGATCCTGAGGTTCGTGAGAAAGTGCCTGTCCATGACGCCGTCGAACTCATCACGAGCCGGTTGGTAAATCTGCTCCTCAGCCAAGGCCTTTGCGACCTCGGCGGTGTTTCCCTGAATCGCTATCTTGCCGTTGCGGCGGGTCACGAAGAACCCGTATTGCGGTACCGCAAAGCAGTAGACCCGCCCCGTGTAGGGAACGAGGCTGACGTGGCGATCTCGATTCAGACACGTCTCGCGATGATCGGAGTGCTCGACACGCCAGACGCCCGCGCCCCAGCGGACCCTCGTCCGATACCCGAGCAGCATGGCAATCTCTTGGACCTGGTCCGCGAGGACGGTTGACTTCGTGTAATAGATCCTCACGGTACGGTTCTCTCTCGAGTCCTCAGTCCCGTCACCGTCCATGAGTGCGCCATAGAGGTAGGCGAGGTGCCTCCTGTCAGCGTGCATGAACTCTGCCGGAATGTGCTTGTCAGCGGAATACCCTCCGCAGTTCTTCAGGAGGTAGTCCCGAAGGCACTTGTTACTGATCTTCCATCGAGTCGTGCCGTCGACCGACTCCTGAACCGAGTAGTTCCATGGGAGGACGTCAAGCAGCGCCTGGATCCTAGCGCGGGGTTCCGGCTTCTTCTGGCTGAGTAGCACCCAGTGCTTGGCCATCGGATCGTCGGTCTGGAGCAGGGATCCCTCGCTGATCCAATAGCCCAGGAATGTCATGAAGTCGTCGATGTTGATGGTCTCGTGCTGGTGTCCGTCCTTCCTGAGGTGAACGCAGTCTTCCCGGCGCGGAACGACGAACTCAGGGTGAAGGTTCTCACCGACCCACGTCGTGGGGTCGGGGGCGCACCGGAACCGGAACCGAGACAGCGTGAGGTCCTTAGCCTCCTTCTGACGCCAGCGAGACTCCTCCTCGGTCCTCTCGTAGCGAGAGCGGAACAGCATCTTGTGTTCGGCAGTAACAAGCACGTCCGTGTGGAAGTTCTCGTAGTGGTAGAGCATCTCGTTTTCGACTTCGTGAACGTGTCTCTCAGAGGGGACTACGAAGACCACCGCGTGTTGATCAGGATCGTAGGCGGCGACCTTCTCGTCAGGAGCGATCTCGTCGATCAGCTTCCAGCCGTTCTCGGTGAGGGTCTCCGTGTCCTCGGAGTAACACGACCTGTTCATGTCCGCGGTATCGCCGGTGAGCAGCTGCGGCTGACGGAACACGCGGCCGATCTTCTTGATGTTGTTCTGCTCGTAGTTCTGGAACAGGGCGTCTTGCTGCATCTCCTGCATCAGGGGCTTCAGCTCGACGCGCATCTTCCCGCTGTGTTCGATGTCCGCACCGGGGTCCATCTCTGTGCCGGTCGCCGGGAGGCCCTCGATGATCATGATCTTGTGGAAGTTAGCGCGGCCCTTGATCCTCTCGTTGAAGTAGGTCTCGATCCGTTCGACCGACTGCTCGGAGACCCGGCCGCCTGAGACCAGGAGGACCATCGGCGGGATCGCCTTGTTGTCGAAGTACAGGAAGTTGACCTCCTCAGAGGCCCGGCCGCCGAGGACGGGCATAAGGGCGCTAATCCACCACGGGACCCCGTATGGCGAGATCGGGCTGTGGACCGTCCAGTGGAACAGCTCATTCGCCGTCTTGGCGTCAGCTCCCTCCTGTTGCTTCATCTCATCGAGGGTCTCAAATGCGTCACCAGTATCGCGGCTGATCACGCGCGGGTCACCGAACTCCTTGTAGTAGGTGGTGACGGACCCGGTCATGCGGATGAACCGGCGGAAGTACCTCTCGACCTCCACCTCATCGAACGTGACGGTGTCCTTACGAACGATCATCTTGACCTTCGTAGGCGTACGGTCTGAACGGAGTAGGCGGATGTTCACGAAGGGGATCTGGTAGACCTGCTCGATCTTGCTGTAGACGTCGTCTGGCTTCTCCCGGAGGACCTCCCACGCAGCATTCCCGATCAACTCCCGTGAAGTCCCAGTCTTGGTACGGACGTCAGTGAAGGTGGTGAGCGGGTTTATATAGTCGTAGAAGCACTCAAGCCGACCCTTCTCGATGGTCGATACGGCCGACCACAGATTCTTCGTCTCCTCGACGTCGTCGATCGTTGGGGTCGCCTCCTTGATCTGTTCTGGTGTCAGGTCAAGGAGGTCGCGTAGTTCCTCGGCTTCTCCCTCGATGTTCTGCCGGAGGAGTAGGTCGCGGATCACGTTGTTGATCTCAGGAGAACCGAAGTCCAGTACGGGCTCGAACCTCCAGCCAAACCCGTGGACGTTGGTAGTCCAGGCATCGATGTTCTGGCGGAGCGCTGAGCTGTTCTCGAACAGGGCACAGAGCGTGATGAAGTCGAACGGGGGGATGATCACGTCATCTGTGATCCCAGAACGTCCAAGGGACCCAACCGCATCATCATCCGTGATCGTCTGGGGCGCCTCGCGAGTCCCGTCCTCGATCTTGTTCACGCCAGCACGTTTGTATAGTAGCTCGCGACGTGACCTCTGGGCCTTCAGGTGAGCCTGCTTAAACGGGTCAGCGTCGCCCTCCTTCTCGATAGTCCCCATCCGCTTACCGTAGGACACGACCGCCTGCCGCATCGAGTCGAATGACTCATGCCGTTTCTTCTGGTCCGGCGTCATGTCTGCCAGCGCCTCCTGCTGTGACAGGGGTGCAGCAGGACCAACGATGAATGCACGTCCAGGAGCAGTCTGGTCCTTGGTGGCAGTATCGGTCACGGAGTCCTCCTTGCGGTACCGCAAGCTAGCTTACCCGGAACGGGCGCGGCGTTTCCTCAGCTTCTCCTTCACATCATCGTAGAACGACAGGAGGCGGAGGAACGCCGCAGTGTAGTTTTCGCAGGACTCATCGCGCATGACGCGTTCGAGTCCAGCAGTTGCAGTCTCATGCTCATCATCGTCCATGACCAGCACGATCTGTTTGACGGAGCTGTAACTGCCCTCGTCCGTGTTGTGCTCGCCTGAGCCAGAACTGGCATTCTGGGTTCCGCCCCGCTCTGCCTCAGACTCATCCTTAGCGTCGTCATCCGTGACCCCGTCAAGGATGTCGTCGACGTCTGCGGGTACTTCGACGTACAGTGCATCAAGGCGCATGTCCACTGCCACGTCCGGGATCTCAACTTCGATCTCGGACAGGATCTCAGCGAGGCTCGAGGTGAACTCGCCGGCCACGTGGGGGTTGTTCAGGGCGAGGTTAAGTGCCTTCTCCCGGATCTCGTCCAGGTCGACCTCGACGACATCCGTCTTAGAGCTAGGGTCGAGCGTCTTGAGTCTCTGGTGACCGCCGACGAGCCTCTGGGTCCGCTTGTTCCAGACGATGGGCTGGACCATGCCGAACTGTTCGGTCGAGTTCCTGAGGCCATCCAGGGCCTCCTTCGTGATGGTGCGCGGGTTGTAGTCGGCACCCTTGAGCGCTGAGACCTTGACTCGCCGTACCGGCAGCCCATTCATCTCACCGACTATCTCTCCTGGCAGGGCCTTCTTTCGAGTCGTAGCCTTCTTCCGAGTCGTCCGTGTCGCCATGTTGCCTATAATCTTTCTTGTTCCGAGGGCGGTCTAACCAGACCGCGGGTCTGTGATTCCAGAGCCCCCTAAGGCATCTCCAGGGGACTCATTTGTGGTACCGCAAACTCGCTCACATGCCCTCGCTCATCCAGAACGCATGAGCAGACAAGATCGCAGACTCGATACTACGCTCGCATCTGATCCCGAGAGTCCTCTCTGCCAAGGACGGGTCTGCGACTAGTGAAGGAGGGTCACCTGGTCGTGCCGGTTGTTCCACGACTTCGACCTTGAGTTCAAGGGTCTTCTCAACTGCTGCGAGAAGCTCTTTGACCGTAGTACCCCGCCCAGTTCCCAGGTTCATAGCGAAGATCCCGTCAAGTTTCGGCGATCCAAGGGATTCAACAGTTGTAACATGAGCCTCAGCAAGATCCTCGACGTGGACATAGTCCCGCTCAGCTGTCCCATCTCGAGTCGGATGGTCCACCCCAAACAGGACGAATGGGTCGCCTTTGATCGTATTCTTGATCAGGTTCGGGACGACGTGAGTCTCGGGATCATGTATCTCACCGAGTAGTGCATCGTGGGAGGCCCCAACGACGTTGAAATATCTCAATGCCAGGGCATCAAGCCCATAAGCAGAGATATATGACTCGAGAAGCAACTCGAAGCATCTCTTTGACGCTCCGTATGGTGAAGTTGGGTTCTCAAATACCAACTCTGATATCGGTGATGTCGAGGGAACCCCGTAAACAGATCCAGTCGAGGAGAACACGAACCGTTTGACACCGTGCTTCCGCATGACCTCGAGGATTGTGGACCCAACCATGAAGTTGGCCCTCCAGTAAGGCGCGGGGTCTGACACGCTCTCCGGAACGATCGAGCGCCCGGCAATATGGACCACAGCGTCGAACTTGTGCTCTCTGAAGAGGGCATCAAGCAGGTCAAAGTCCCCGGCATCACCTTCAATGAATTGCGCGTTGAGCCTCTCGATGAGGCGGTAGTCTCCCGTAGACAGGTCGTCAATCACGACAACGCTATGCCCCCGGAGAAGAAACGCCCTCACTACATGACTGCCGATATAACCAGAGCCCCCGGTGATAAGCACCCTCACTAAGAGGTCCTCTTGAGTCTCTCGGGGACGATCTTCGGCGCAGCATGATTCCAGTAAACACGATGGTGGATCCGTGACCCAGGATCCTTCTGGTCTACGCTACGAGCGTTTCCCTTCAAGGGCGCTACGACCACACACGAGGGCGCATACATGACCGAGTAGAAGCTCTTGACGTAGGTCCCTGCATCCGCATAGATCCCGGACATGCCTCCTTCACCAAGCTGTGACATCTTCTGGTTGACCTGAGCCGCCATGAATGTCAGGAAGGCTCCTCCTCGCCTCTGTAGCGCCGTGTAGGTGTTTACGTCCTCATTCATCTTCCCTGAGAATTGGAAGGGCCTCTGGGCGTCGCAGACGAAGCTGTTCATCGCCTTCCTACGGGTCCCCACGGTCTTCTTTGACAACGCTCCGGCAATATGGTCTCCACCCTGGCTGATAGCTACGGAAAGGAACGGAGTGGCTGCTAGGAACCCAACGAGCCCGTTGAACAGCACATCGATGTCCCGGATCCTCCAGTGCCCGTAACGCGCTTCATCATCGAAGCGCCAGTAAAAGGCCATGTAGTCATCGTCGAGCTGAATGAAGTAGCGATACCCCGCCTCCTTGGCGAGACGGAAGCTGACGTTGCGGGCGTAGGTGATTGCAGTCTGACTCAGGAAGTTGTCTCCCTGGTCAGTCGTCTTCGCGACCTCATCCTTTGAGAACACGAGAACCCTGTCCTTACCGAACTTCCGCTGATACTCAGGGATGGTCTTATCCTTGTCGTCCACGACGAAGAGGACGGGCCCGGTGTAGCCAGCCTCCTTGAGCGCCCGGATCGTGAGGACGTTGTTGGGCCTCCCGTGAGTCAGGATCAGGACGCAGAAGTCATCTCGGATCGTCATGCCTTGCCGCCGATACAACGACGACAAGCCTCATGCTGCTGCCAATTCCCCTCTTGGTGGATCTTCCGTAGGTTTGTGACTCCCTCACTATCCCACGCCTCCTTAATCGACATATCACGGACGTTCCCCGAAGGCATAGTTCGGCCCATGAACACGCAACACGGGAGAATGTTCCCACTCGAGTCCACGACCATGAGCTTGAATGGGAAAGCACATCGGAATTCATCGATGTCGTGGCGAACCACAAGATCATCCTCCTGGCCGGGACGGCAGACCTGATCCTGGATGCCGATCATGTCGGCGATATTTGCCCAGCGGGTGATGAATCCCTCCTCCTCATGGGCATTGATCGGAGTCCGGACGAAGTTGACCCGGACGAACGGGTGACTGAGCCCCATGGAGTCACGGAGCCGAATGAAGTTCTCGACGTTCCGAACGATCTTGTTGAACTTGGTCGACTTCCTCATGGACTGGAACGTCTCTGGCGTTGTCGCGTCGAGGCTGACCATGATCTTCGAGACTCCCGCCTCTATTAGGGAGCGCCCACGCTTCTCGGTCAGGAGGAGTCCGTTCGTCGCGAAGTAGACATTTAGCACCCCCTTCGACCGAGCATAGCGAATATGGTCCTAGAGGTTCTGGACCAAGAGAGGTTCGTTGATGTAGTTCATCTTGATCGAGGTCAAACCGTACTTAGATCCCTCGTCAATGACCTTCGTGAAGCTCTCCCACGGGAGGACGGCAGGCGTGACCTTCTCCATGCCGTGAATGCAGAACGAACACTTCATGTTGCACTGAGCGTTCAACTCGAAGTCGATCTGGAGGGGGAATTCAGGGATGAGATTGAGCTTATGGGCCTGGTGGTAGTCGTGCCTAAACTTGTTCCACCTCCTGAGTAGCTCAGGATCCGTGATCCCGTTCGGGGGCTGGTCAAACTTCTCTCGCCCGAGGACGGTTGTAAGTTCACCCTCACGGCTCTCACGGGTAGTAGGTAGCGGCCGGGGGTTGCTCACTTGGCCCTCCGTTTTAGTCTCTCTGGAATAATCTTCGGAGCGGTGTTATTCCAGCTCACCTTATGATGAATTCGAGACATGCGCTTTGACTCATCAAGGCTCTTGTTCTTCGAGGTGCCCTTCATGGTCCCGATTGAGACGCAAGACGGCGCATACATGACCGAGTAGAAACTCTTAACGTAGGTTCCAGAGTCCGCGTAGGTACCTGACATTCCGCCCGGGGTCTTCTGTGTCGCGATCTGGACGATCTGAACTGCGAGGAATGTGAGGAACGGAAGACCCCGGCGTTGGAGGGTCGTGTAGGTCACTACGTCTTCATTGAGCCGACCCAAGAACGGGAATGGCCGTTCAGTAGAACAGACGAAGCTATTCATGGCCTTTCGCCTGGAGCCGATAGTTGACTTCGCCTCAGCGCCGCCGATCCAGTCACCTCCTTGGGACATGGCAACGGTCAGGAACGGGGTCGCCTCGAGGAAATCAACCATGCCCGAAAGTACCGCGTCGAGGTCGCATACGGGCCACGTCCCGTAGCGACCTTCATCGTCGAAACGGTAGCTGAACTGCGTGTAGTCATCGTCGAGTTGAATAAAGTACTTGAATCCCTGCTCACGGATCAAATCAAAGATCGCATTCCGGGCAAAGGTGATCGCCGCCATGCGTCCCTCGAAGTTGTCTCCTACGTCCATGTGCGACATGACTTCGATCTTTGAGAAGACCAGGACAGACTCCTCACCGAACTTCCTGATGTAGTCTGGGAGGGACTCATCCTCATCATCAACGACTATGAAGATCCGACCCGTGTATCCGTGACGAAACAGACTATTGTAGGTAGGGACCTTATTAGGTCGTCCGTGAGTCAGGATCACGGCGCAGAAGTCGTCACGCATCGCCTTCACGCTTGACAATTCCGGCCTGCTTAAGCATGGACTCGGTGAGCTTCACGTAACCAAGTTCGATCGCCCGTTCGAAGTCGATGATCACGCAAGCTGACTGCTCCATAAGGTCTTGGACCTTGGCAGGGGCGTGGGCGTAATACTCCGCGATCCGGTCGAAGCGGAAGACGGTGTGTCGCTCAGCTGCGTTTATCAGGAAGTCCCGGACTTCTTCCGGGAGGTCTTCGCACTCATCAATATCATCAATGAGTGCATCGGTCTTTTCACGATCGTAGAGTTCGCTCTCGTCAGGCTTATCGCCATGAGGCTCATAGATCGGAGTCTCGATCTTCCGAGTGTAGTTCTCGGAGAGGACAGGACCTTCTCCACCACCATTCAGGTCGGAGTCGATACTGCTCGTGATGTCGTCTAAGAGTGTATCAAAGCGTAGGACTGAAGTGAGATCAGGGACTGCAACCTCGATCTCTTGGAGCAAATCAGTGATGCTCTCAGTCCATGAGCCCTGGATATTCGGGTTGTTGAGGGCCACGTTGAGGGCCTTCTCACGGACCTCAGTGAGGTCCATGACGATCACATCAGTCTCGTCATCTGGTCCCAGGGTCTTGAGCCTCTGGTGGCCGCCGATCAGGCGCTGAGTGCGCTTGTTCCAGATGATCGGCTGTGGCATCCCGAACTCGTCTACTGAGGCCTGGAGTCCCCTGAGTGAGTCCTGGTCGATGTCCCGCGGATTGTAGTCTGCGCCCTGGAGGTCTCCGGCCCTGATACGCATGACCGGGAAGCCGTTCAGCTCAGCTCCAGTCATCTGACCCGGAAGGTCCGCGGTCGGCTTCGCCTTCTTGGGGGCCCTTGCTGCCTTCTTGGCGGCAGCCTTCGTCACCCGCCTGTGGGGTTTCGTCTTCGCCATGCTGTCCTCGCTCTAACCGGTCCTGTGACCGGCAAAATGGTAGCAGCCGACCATGCTCCGCGTCTAGCTCAGACCCGGGAATAGGTTTTGCGGTACCGCAACTATGGCTGGCGGACGGTGAGCCGCCGGACCGCCAGGCGGCGCTTGACCTCACGCCTTATCCGTTGATAACGCGCGTGGGCTGCACGCGACTTGTCCTCATCACCGCTTCGCTTGTAGACGCGTCCCGCTGTCAAGAGGGCCTTCCCGGTAGCGACGAGGTCGGCATAAGTCATCGCATCCATCTCATTCCGTTCCCTAGCCTGGACCTCCTCCGCGGTCGGGAACGCATCTCCGGATGCCTGGACCGATCCCTCTCCGGGGAGGGTGAACAACTGCTCGACTAGGCCTACCGGCTCCCCTGAAGCCTGAACGGTCCCGCCCTCGGTAGTCGCCGGCAGAGCTTGGGCCTGAACCATCTGGGGCTCGTCCATGTTCACCTCTGGGGCAGCAGCTTGGCTGACGCCAACCGAGCGGATGTGGATCTCAGTCCCGACTACGACCTTCCGCTTCCGGTCCTCGACAGTACCGAGCGCGATGGCCCACATCTTGTCAGCATGGTGGTGACGATTGCGCTCGGCGTCGAAGATGGTGTTCCCAGCGGACGTGAACCGCTGCTTGATCGAGTGGATCTGAGCGCGGATGTTGCGGCAGCGGGGGAGGACGATGTTGCCTTCCTCGAGGAGGATCCTGAGGCTGTTCGCCATGCGCTCCTTCGTAGCGCTGGTGAACGTGATTGGTTCGACGCGCTTGCTCCCGAACTTCTTGACCAGGTCCTCCGCGAGGTTCTTCCCCATACCGGTTTCGTCGATCCGCCACTTGACCCAGTGCTGACCCAGGACGTCCCCGACCTCGAACATCAGCTCACGCTGACGCGGGAACGGTATGTCCTTGAGTGACTGCTCGTATCGCGTGATGTAGAGCGGGCCCTGCTTCTCGAACACGAACAGCTCGGACGGGTTCCGGCTCCGGCCGACGTCGAAGCCGAGGTAGAGCGGACCTAGCTTAGCTGCAACATCACCGAGGAGTCGGATGTTGCTGTAGACCGGGATCTGGCTGCGTTCCTTCTGGCAGCACGGGTCGATGACATGGTACGGAAAGAAGGCGACGCGTTCGTCCTGGAAGGCACACTCGAACTCCTGTTGGAAGTCCTCCAACGGGAGGGCTTCAAACTGGTCGATCAGCTCGCGCGTTCCGTAGTGATATACGCGCTCCTTCGTCGGGAGGGTCGAGCAGAGACTGATCAGTGACTCATCACTGCTGATCTTGGAGAAGTGGCGGCAGAGCCACCACGGCACGGTCTGGCGACTGAACCCGGGGTAGTCGTAGTCGTTCGTGATGACGTCGTGAAACAACCCTGTCTGGCCGAGCGGTGAGGACCCGATGGTGAGCTGTCCTCCAGACCGCGAGATCAACGCCGTCGAGCCCCCATAAATCTCCCTGTCGTTGATGCAGTGAGCCAGCTCATCGAGGTATACGTCTCCCGACTTTCCGCGTGGTGGCTTAGCCGGGTTGGAGACGACCTTGCTGATCCGGCGCTTCGAGGAGTTGCTCTGGAACCCAACCTGTGTCTTCGAGTCGATGACGATCTTCTTCTGAAATTCAAGGGGTAGCTCGTCATGAAGCTCCTTGACCATCGTCACCTTCTCCTTTGCGTCCTCCAGGTTGTAGGAGACACAGACCGACTGGTGACGGTCCTTGAGGTGACAGCGGGCGATCGACTCACAGGCGATGATGAACGAGAAGCCGATCTGTCGGCTCTTGAGCACGGCCCGGAATCGTGAGTCGTTCAGGAGGAGTCCTACCTGGAACATATCGAAGATCAGGGGCTTGTCCTGCCACTTACCGAGGCAGATCAGCCAGCCGACCTCGGTGTTCAGCATGTCCTCGCCCGGGAGCCCCCACGCCTCGAACTGCTCGACCGCCTTCGCGTGCTGCTTCTTCAGCCAGCGCTGAAATTCAAACTCATCGCGGCGAACTATCCCAAGCACTGCGTAGCCTCCAGGAGCGTTGAATGTATATGGAGGGACCCCGTGGCGCTACCACGAGTCAAGTGTAACCGCTGGAAGTCAGGGATCTGCCTTGAGCTTGCGGTACCGCAAGCACCGGTGACCTACTGTCCGCGTGCCAGGGCAGAGAACTGTGGCCCCGGTGAGTGCTGTCACCATTCACTGTTCCAAGTCCGGGACCAGCTCGAGGAGATGAAGCGGGCTGGAGTAAAGCTAAAGCGGTACGGCAGGAACCTCAGGGACCCAGAATTCGTTGGCAGCCTACACGCAGCCTTCCTTAAAGCTAGGTCCAGGCAGAAGTAGTAACAGCAGAATAAAACTAGAATCCTACTAGACAAAGGCTAGGCGGTTGCTATAATGGAGGCAGCAACAGGGAACCCCGCCCGGCGCGACTCGGGCAGTCAAGGAGGACTAGATGGATCATCTGGAGACCCACCAGGCCAACTGTGAGGAGGTCCTCGGCAGAGAGGACTTCGTCGATGAGCAGAAGGCCTATGCAGCTGAGGTCGAACAGTTCATCAAGACCTACCCGGGATACTGCAAGAGCTGTTCCGGGTGGGGAGGCAACACGTCCTGCTATGACCCGTCACCGGCCGGCATCTCGCTCTCACCGGGCTACATGATGGACTGGGAACCATGTAGTAACTGTGTCGAGGAGGGGCGTTGCCCCCGATGCGGAGGGACCTGCGAGTTCGAGGAAGGCCCTGACCACTACGTCTGCCGCGGAACCTGTGGCTGGTCCAGTGACGATGACGAGCCCGGGATCCCGGATGGGCCAGAGCCCCCCTGCTGTACCTGCGAGCCAGACTACGACGTGAACGAGTGCTTCTGATGAAAGACCGCCACCCCGATGCCCGTGACCTCCAGCCTGGTGAGCCCGAGCCGGAAGCCCTCGGCGACTGCTTCGAGGTGGCCTTCAGATACCTGATGGAGGCCCGGAACCCAGAAGCCAGGCTAGTCCACGCCGTCTGCCTGATAGGCACAGGACCCAGGATCGACCTCCCGTATGGTCACGCCTGGGTCGAGGTCCCGCTGGAGCTAGCCGGACTCGAGGACATCATTGCTGAGAAGTTCGGAGCCGAGCGAGAGGTCCTGCTGGAGTCGCTACCCCGGGTCTGCATCGACCTAAGTAACGGACGCGACATCCGAGTCCCTCACCCGTTCTACTACCTGGGTGGGAGGCCGACTCAGATCCACCGATACACCTTCCTGGAGGCAGCCAATTTGGCGATTGATACCGGGATCTATGGTCCATGGGAATTGGAGTGCGAGAGATGAAGATGTCTGAGCCGATTTTCGTGACGATGTACCCCCACTACTGGGGGAGAGGGACGACACCCAAGGAGTCGAAGAAGCAGGCCCGCAAGGTCGGAGGGTCCGGTCGTAACTGGGTCACATTCCGGCTGCCGCCTCGGGTAGTCGAGAGTTGGGTCGACGGCATGGGGACTCTACTCTGGCGCTACCCCGACGAGATGTCCGAGGAGGAGTGTGCTGCGTCCCGGGCTCGAGTGAACCGTTACGGAGTGGACGTCGTGGCGGTCGGGAGTCAGGCCGATCAGGTGCTCAAGGACCGGAAGAAGGCGACCGAGCGTCACGATCGGGAGGTGACCTGTGGGTAAGAAGCTGTCGACCAAGCACCTCCGCGGACTGATGTCGTGGCCCGCACTGGCCGACGCACTCCAGGCGACGTTCTCGGAGGCCGAGGCCGACGTGCCTCACGCCGGACCGGACACGCTGGCTCAGCTGGGCCGGCTAATGGTCGCCCTCGGAACCTTCGCCAGCCTCCGTGTGATGCAGGCCAAGTCCGCCAAGGCGGGACTCATGGAGATGGCGCGGCAAGAGGGAGAGGCCGCGGACTGCTTTCACCAGACGCTGCCGGACGACGTTCGCTGGTAGCTAGCGCGAATCTAGGGTTTGAGGTACCGCAAAATGGCGAACCGTGCAGGACAAGAGGGAGAGCAGCGGATGTTCGGAGCAGTCGCGATGTGGCTCCGGCGCCAGATCGAGACCCGGCTGCCAGGACACTGCCGGGGGATCCACGCTCCGAGGCTTGACCAGGGCAGGCTGCTCCAGGACGTCCAGAGAATGCTCCAGGTCCTGGCAGACGACCTGGCCCTGGAGGTCCAGGAGCAGGCCAAGCCGGCTCCGATGGCAGCGCCGGTCCCGGCCAGCCTCACCTCCCGGCTGAGCGTGATGGACAACGACATCCCGTGCGACAAGTGCAAGGTGACTCGACGCGTAGCGATCATCGACTACCAGGACGGAGAGGTCGCCGCTGTTGAGTGCGAGGCCTGCGCCCCAGAATTCACGAAGGACCAGAGATGAAGCACGGATACCGGAGGATCCCAGAGAAGCAGGGGGTAGCTGACTGCACCTGGTCTCTCGCCCTAGCGATCAGTGATGCCGGCGGAGCCCTCAATGAAGACACGCTCGACATGTCGCTGCGCGAGTTCATCGCCTGCGTCGCCGGGCAGAACGGTATCCGGTTCGTCTACGTCGGACCGCGGGATGCACCGTGACCGACTACTCCAGGCTGCCGTCGGGCGAAGTGAGCCGGAAAGCGCTGAGTGAACTTGCGGTACCGCAAACCTCTGGAGACCACGCGCGTTAGGTCGCTGTCGGAATAAAACTAGAATTCTACTAGACAGGGGCTAGGTGTCCTGCTAGTCTTGAGGAAGAACAGGAGAGGCAGATGACCAAGCAGGACGCCAGCAAGTTGACCCGGGGCCGGTTGGATGTCGAGGTTCTGAAGCACTTCATCAACGGCGGGTTCGGCCTGATCACCGTGACCAACACCCGGACGGACAAGCACGTCACCCTCCGGTTCGCAGAACCGACCCGGAAGGGCCAGCCGCGCGACCCCCACGCTCCGATCTTCGTCTCCAACTTCCAGGGGACCCGGGGTGACGAGCACACCAAGTCGAAGCGCGCCTGGGCCTACTTCGGCTGCATCTGGCGCCAGGACCGGGAGACCAAGAAGCCGATCAGCCCCCGGTTCTGGTACCACTCCGCGAAGGCCAAGGGCGGGATCCGGTTCGACTCGGCCTGCACCAAGACCGTCGAGTGGCTGATGGACATCACGTCAGGCAAGCGGACGCTCCCCGACTACATGCAGCTGTGGCACGAGGGCACCTGTTGCTTCTGCGGCCGGCCCCTGACCCAGACCGAGTCGATCAAGCGCGGCTACGGACCGACCTGCGCCAAGCAGCGTAGCCTCCCCTACGGCAAGGTCACGTCTCGCGGCCGGAAAGCATGTGATGTCCCTCCGGCCAAGGACGACGCGAGCTACGACGAGCGCGTGGCCGAACTGCTCAAGGCCGGGTTCGACAAGGCGTTCGCGCACGAGATCGCGGACGGTGAGGCGATGCAGGCGAAGGAACGCGCCGAGGAGGAGCGGCGCTGCCGCGACAAGATGGAGCGCGACAGCCAGCAGTCGGTTCCTGCACAGGAGACCAAGAACCCGGAGGCGCAGGAGGTTCCGGCTGAGAAGGCCGAGTTCGCCGATGACCTCGCCGGGTTCAAGTGGATCTAGGAAAGGAAACAACATGATGGACAGGATCAAGAAGCCGACATCACCAAAGGAGCGTGCCAAGTGAAATTCGACGCTGACGCGACGATCCAAGTGATCGTGAACTGGATCCGAACCGCCGTGGAACTTCGGTTGATCACTCGAGAGGCCGGCGACGCCGCGATCATGTGCCTCCACCTTGAGGGGGACGAGGCCGTCCTGGCGAACCGGCTGATCACACGCGGCGCGGACCCGTTCGCCCTCGAGTACGTCAACGAGGGGAAGGTCTCGGACAAGGTCCGGGCTGCCCACTACGCCGGGCCCGGGGTCTACTCCCGGGACGACCCGGAGCGCCGCCACTACCTGACACTCTGTGCGCTGTCAGCCGACGAGACCAAGGACGGTCAGGACCAGACCTTACGCGATAGAGTCCTCGAGTTCGCTCAGGGCCTCGCAGACCTCAACGCGCTCGAGGTCCAGGTTGCTGCGCCGAGGGATGACCTCGAGCGCCACGCCGACGCCGAGGAGAAGCGCATCATGGAGACGCCGACGATCCAGATCGACGTCGGGTGCGTGAACATGATGGTCGGGACCTCCGACCGCGTCTTCGCCAAGGCCTACTGGTCGGGGCGGCCCTGCGCGGGCGTCTACCACGTCCACCCCGTCGAGGGTCCGGGGATCCTGGTCGGATGTGACCCACAGGGGACCGCAGAGGTCACGCTGTTCGACCTCGGGGTCAAGGTGGACAAGACGATCAAGCCCGACCTCGGCGTGGTGACCGACGAGCTGACCCTGACCCGGGTAGCCGGTCATCTTGAGCGTGCTGGATTCGAGGTCCCCCGTGGCTAGCACCGTGAGAAAGGTCCACTTCGGGGACCCCCATAAGCCGCTCTGCCGGAGGACCGGTCAAAGCGACCGGCGCCTCATGGCGACGTGGCATGGCGACGAGGTTACCTGCCGGCGGTGCCGCTACCGGATCGACAACCCCCGGAAGGGGCCGCCGAGGACCGATGCTGAGAAGGTGCTGTTCAGGCGCCGGTTCTGGATGGCCCGGTTCCCCGAGGCCAAGCAGCCGTGCGCGTCTTGTCCGTTCCGGGCTGATAATGACGAGGCCTTCCAGGAGGTCTGCAAGCAGATCGCGGAGGTAGCCGGCAGGACGGTTGGCGGTACCGCAATCACCCGAAAGGCAACGACTGACATCGCCCGCCTCAAAATCAGGCGAGAGGTCCGTAGCTGCGGAGACTTCGTCTGTCACTCAACCGTCTACCGGGACGACTGCCGCGAGCGGAGCCCGGAGTCAGCCTGGCGACAATGCCCCGGGGCGACTCGCTTCTTCAAGACCGGCCAAGGCGTGGAGGAACAGGATGGGTAAGAAACGAAGCATTTTGGATAAGGCCCGGGAGCGCCAAGGTATCCGGCGCTCCCGGAAGGAAGCTGAGGCGCAGAGGCAGAGGAACCTCGGCGCGTTCCTTACGGCCCGGGAGACCTTAGCCAAGATGCGCCAGGGGATCCTGGACTCGGGTGCGCGGCGCGACTCCTGCATCCTCTCAACCAAGCTCTACTGTGAACTGGGATCCCGGATGAGCTTCAGGGTCGCAGAGATGGCTGTAGAGGCCTGCGCGATGAACGTCCCGGCCTCCAGGGTGGCTCACGACATCGACGACTACAGCGGCTCTGAAGCAGCCTGCAGCGAGATCGCCAGGAGGCTCGTTAGGGAGAAGGGACACATGGTGGTACTCGGTGACCCCCGGGCGGAAGGAGACGGCTGGACCGGTCACCTCGTGGCCGTGATCGAGACCCCGGAGGGACTCGTCGGCATCGACCTCTCGCTCGACCAGGCGTCGCGGCCGAAGAAGCTGATGGTGCTCCGGCCAGTCTCGTTCCCCGTCACGGACGAGTGGCTGAACGGGGAGACTGTTGCCCGCCTCCGCCTCAACACCGTCGACGGGGATGTCCTGGTCGACTACCGGGCTCGGCCGTTCGAGACCGGCTACCTCGAATCACCTGACTGGACCCGGACCTACAACCCGATCCTGTCGGTCAACGAGAATGGGATCCAGTTCAACATGGAGTGTGATGCGTGAGACACAACATCAACAAGCACGGAGCCTGGATCTATGTCGTCTGGAACGGGCCCTGGATCCGCGGCCGGAGGACCGTCAATGGTCGGCTGGCTGGAACGTCGGTGTCGGGTCAGGTCGTGGAGCACCGCGCGTTCGCGACCGTCGACTCAGCGTTGAAGTACCTCCACGACAAGCTCGTCAAGACCGGCGAGGTCCCGGCCGCCGACTTCGAGGAGTGGGCTGCGTGCCTGGCGCAGAACCGGCCCGGCGCGACTGACTGCTACTACAGTTGCTACCCCATCGTCTGGTATGACCCGGCGCTCGACGACGGGGATTTCGAGGTCAACGACTACAAGGAGTGGGAGACCGCCTTGCGGTACCGCAAGGGAAAAGGTTAGAGAACAGATAAGTGACCACGCCGGGTGAGCCAACCACGCGATCCTTGAGGCATCCCTGGGTGCCGTGAGCCTCGAGCGCTGCCAACGAGGTCCTGGCCGAGGACAAGCTGATCCAGATTCGAGAGGTGATCAAGTGAGCTGCGACCACGAATGGGAGGTCTACTGGGTCTTCCCGAACCTCCGGGCCAACACCGTGGAGGTCCACGCGACGTGCCGGACCTGTACCGCTGATGACCAGGTCGTCATTGGCTTTACCCAGGAGTCTATCCAGGACCTGGTAGAGGATCAGCTGGGGCCGCCGCCGGCCCGTCCTGGGATCCAGGAGATGGAGCGCATGATCAGCCGGGCGGCCCGTTCCCGGGCGGAGGATCACTGGGTCGACCCACGAGAGGAGCACCGGAAAGAGGCGGTCAAGGTCACCCGGACCTACGTCACGCGATTCTTCGAGCAGTACCACGACCTCGAGTAGATCCCTGACAAGGCTCTCGAGGCTGTCCTGGACCGGAAGGAGTGGAGGCTGTGAAGTACGTAGTCGTCATGGAGAACGGAGACCTGGTGGGGCCCGTAGCGCTCGAGGAGGCGGGGCAGTACTTGTCGTCGATCGACGACAAGGTAAAGCCCATCCATGACCCTCGGATCTGGCGCCTCGGGGTGACCGACCTGCGATCACGGATCCGCTTGGCCGGCCTCGCCCCGATCTACCTCGGGGAGATGTCCAAGTTCGAGATCGAGAAGTGGCTGCTGCGCTATCAGGAACACATGATTGCCGAGCTGACGTCGTGATGTTCCTCCGTCGATTCGCTCCCCGGGTCGGGACCCGGCCGGGTTAGCTCGGGCGCCTGATCTGCCGGTGGGCCGGTCACCCTCCGGGTCCGGTGTTCCGTGGGGTGATGACCGACCGAGGACTCGAGCTGGAAGACATGCGCTGCCGCGCGTGCGGAGAGGAGACCGAATGAGACCGCTAGTGATCGACGAGGTCGCCCGAGAGGACCTGCGGAGGGTTCGGACCTTCGCTGAGGCGAACCCGATCCCGCGGGATGTACTCAGGGCCATGAGATCGGGTGACTACCCGCCTCCGGGTGACTACCAGGAGTGGACTGCTAAACTAGACCACGGTTGGCGCGTGGTCTTCACGGTCGAGGACCAGCCGATGGGGATGTGCCGCCACCTGAGCGTCAGCGTCTCCTCCCTGGCTGAGGGCAAGGCGCCGAACCCGGCGGGCGTCGCGATGATCGCCCGCGAGTTGGGTTTCGCGCTCGAGTCTGACGGGTTTACCTATAGCAGGGCACGCTGCTTCCCCGACCCAGGCGTGGGCTGGGCAGCGCCGAACGTGATCGAGCCCTTATGAGTACGCTCAGGACCCTCTGCTGCGGCGTCGAGCCCGAGGTCACCGTCCGGCTCAGCGCCCGCCTCCCGCTCCGGTTCAACCGCCGGGTGACCAAGCATGCTCTCCGGTCCCGGGACGTCGTGATCGAGGCCGCGAACTGGGAGCGCGCGATCTGGTCCTGCCCGGGGTGCTACCGGATCTGGCCTCCCGGTCACCTACTGGGGCCCCGGGACGTGACTCTTGCGGTACGCAAGACTCTGACCCGGGTGGGCTATGAGCGACCCACGGACCCCACCTGACCCTGAGCACGCTCAGTGGCCTCCCGTGGGGTGGGGCTGCACTATCCGTAACTGGGAGGCCCGGCTCGCGGCCTAGAGGCGTGGGCCACGGGAGATCGAGAGGACGTGGGAGCTAATGGTCAAGGTCATCGTCGTGATCATCCTCCTGACTACCCTAGATGGGGAATGGATTGACAGAGCACGAGATCAGGTTTGCCCTCGCGGCTGTACTCGAGACCGTTAGGGCCTGGGACGACGCCGACAAGAGCGGGATGTTCATCCCTACCTACGGCAAGATCGATGCACAGATCGACGTGCTCAGGGAGGCGCTGCGTCCCCTCCGGGATGATCCTGGATAGGAGCAGTGTCGGTATTCTGATGGACTTTTTCTTTCTGAGTTAGTCGTGGGATAGATAATCGTCCCCCGGGGGTCGGGTGTAGTTAGTTATTACTAGGTAGGCCGTTTCCGGTCCCGGGTGGAGATAACGTAGGTAAAGAGATGCGGCTCTGCGTAAACCTAATAAGGGGGATCCAGATCGGCCCTGATCTTGATCGTCGTAAGGGTCGCTCCGGGGCTCACCACGAGCCTGCCCGGTAGGCCCGACCCCTATTACCTAACGGACCTCCAGGGCAGCCACGGGCCCCGCAGGGGCCTCTGCGTCGATGTCGTGTTGGGACGGAAGCTAAGCAGTTAGGTCAGCCCTAGAACCCTGCTCCGGGTCCACGCCAGGGCGGTTTCGGCTCCTGGGCGGGGTCAGGTTCCGGGTCCCGGGGTAGGACTTGCGGTACCGCAAACTCCCGGTCCAGGGGATCACCGGGTCCCGGGGTGCCGGTACCGTCCGGGAGAGTTTGCGGTACCGCAAGTCCCGGTGCGGGTCCGGGGTCTGACCCAGTGTCGTCCTGGGGAGTTTGCGGTACCGCAAGTACACCCCCGGAGTCCGGGTCAGACCCCGAGGCCGGTAGTGGAGTTTGCGGTACCGCAAGTCCAGGCTCCCTGGACTCGTGGTCGACGTCGATCACCTGGCCTCCCGTCCTGAGGGCCGGGACCGGTCCAGGGAGCCGCGGCTGCATCCCCGTCAGGGCGGGGTTCAGTGCCTGGCTCAGGGCCTGCCGGGCGCGGTCGTAGCCCGAGCCGATCGACTCGACGGTCAGCCGGAACCCGGCCTGGTCTACCTCAGGCCGGATCACGCCTAGCTCCTTCAGGAGCTTCGCCAGGTCGCGCTGGATCGTCCAGGCCAGACCGGGGTCGTCCTGCTTCATCGCCTGGGCCGTGGTCTTCTCCGCTACCAGGGCGAGCTGTCCCACGACCTCCGCGGTGCTCCACTCCCGGACCTCCCGCCCTACCTCCTCCCGGATCTGCTTCAGGTCCATCCTGATCGTGCTGGCGCTACAGCGGAACAGCGCGGACAGCTCCGTGCTCGTCTGGCTCCCGTTAGCGAGGAGCATCAGGCAGCTACGGCGCTGGCTCGGCGTCAGGTCCCGCGGGTCCAGCCTCCGGTTCCTGATGTCGTCCAGGAGCCGGAGGGCCGTGTCAGTACCGGCCAGGAGGACGGTAGCGCTGGACCCGTTCTGGCCCGACGCTGTCTTGGGGCGCTGGGCCTGCGGTACCGCAGCCTTCTTGCGGCGGAGCCTACCAGCCACGGTCGTGCCCCCCTGGGGTCGGGCTATGCGGGGGGATCGGGCCTGCACGGGACGGGATCGGGCCCTGATCCCGATCCTGACTGGGCCCCTGACTGGGCTGGTGCTGGCGCCGTGGTAGGCGCTGGGGGCCCCGTAGGAGCTGTAGGCCCCCTGGTCGGGCCCTATCGGTCCCTGGGGTCCTGGTTGGGCTCGTCTGTCGCGTCGTTGTTGCTCTGTTTGCCATACCGAGAACCTACCGGAGTGGCGATCCGTGTGTCAAGGCGTCAGGTCGTGCCGTCCTGCTCTGCCTCCCGGGTTAGCGGTACCGCTACTCCCGTGCCGGCCTGGCCGTCAAGCTCGTAGACCTCCGCCTCGTGGTCTCTCGGTCAAGCCTCCCCTGGGCACGGCTCCACCACGTCAGGGCAGCCAGCCGTCCCGGAGCCCCATCATGCCCTGCCGCGTCCTGGACTCCCCGGGACCTCCTGGGACTCCTGCGACTTCCCGCCCGGGTAGACGCGCCGGTACGCCGAGTCCGGGTCGGCGTGGCACGCGGCACAGCACGCCCTGTCCTGTTCACGTGCTGGCTGTACGTGGTGGAGCCTGCGACGGCCTAGCCTCCTCCGGCACCACCAGCAACAGAACGTCCTCGCCCTACCCACCCGTCCTCCCCTGCTGCCTCTGCTGTGTGGCCGTCCTGGCCCTGTGGCAGCTGATGCACAGCGTCCTCAGGCCGTCCAGGCCGCAGCCTCCTCCTCCGTCCCTGACGGCCACGACGTGATCCATGTCACGCGAGACGTGCCTCCACGTCCGTCCCTTGAGCACGTCTCGCACGCACGAATCAGAGACGCCAAGGTGCTTCGCGACGTCGCGAACGGAGTGAGGGCACGGATCAAGCGCCAGGATCAGCTTCACTGACTCCCGGTCAAGCCTAGCCCTCGCGTTGTTCTCGCCCTTCCGGGACCACCGCGAGCTGGCTGCGGCGTCGCGCATGTTCTCCTGGTGGGTTCCGACCCGGAGATGGGCCGGGTTCACGCAGTTCCGGGTGTCGCACGAGTGGAGGAGGTCGCCTTCAGGCCACTCTCCGTAGACGAGATACCAGGCGATCCGGTGGGTCCGCTGGGTCCTCCCGTCCGGTCCAGAGGTCTGTCCGTATCCGTACCGGTCAAAGCAGGACGTCCAGGCCCAGCATCCGCCCGGTGCCCGCCTGTCGACCTTGGCCCAGAACCTCTGTGGGTAGCGGGACCGCGAGTCGGCCAGGCGGCACTGGGGAGAGCAGTACTTCCTGTCCCTCGTTCGGCGTGGAAACAGCTTTGAGATACCGCAGAAAGTGCACTTGACGGTAGACTGCTTGACGGCCACGTGGTCCTCCTCTGGGTTCGTGGTCTGGGGGAGCAGGCGCGGCAACGCCTCTCCCTCGCTCCAGTAGAGGACTCCACGAGGTAGCTGTCCAGGACGAACCCTAGACTCCGCGATCCGGGCGGCCAAGATCGCCGTTTCCCGGGAGTGGCACGGCAGGCAGAGTGTCTCCAGGTTATCCAGGCCGCATCCTCCACCGCCCAGGACGACCGGGAGTCGGTGATTCATGTCCCACCATGACGACCTCCACCAGTAGGCCTCGAGGCCTAGGGGTTCCAGGACCTCCAGGCGCGCCGTCCTCCTGTAGTCGTTCCGCGATCCCTTCCTGGGCCTCCTGGGTAGGCTCCGGCCGGGCCGCCTGTAGCGGTTCGACGGCAGGTGCTGGTCTCCCGGCCTACGTCCCAGCGACCTCGCCCAGCGGCGGTCGCCCTCCCGGTCGGCCTCCTGGATCCTGCGCCTCAGGACCTCAGTGTCATCCCGGCAGAGCGCGCAGACTCCGCGGTCGCGCTTCCTGACGAGCCTCCTGGCCTCCGTGCCGCCCTTCCTGACTAGGTAGGCGTTGACGCACGCCTTCCCGCACCAGCGCTGCTGGCGTCCAGCCAGGGTTCCTCCGCACTCCACGCAGCGGCGCCGTTCACGGCAGTGCCGCTCCCCGTGCTGGGCCGCGTAGCGCGGCTCCGCGTATCCCCGTCGTCTCGTCATGCCTCGAGCATAGCAGGACCCGGCCTACTCCGCGGAGCTGAACGTGCGCCGTCCAGCCACCCGGGGCAGCTCGCGGGAGACGCCGTTGTCCAGGTTCCACTGGATGCACGCCGGGCAGAGCACCAGGATGCAGTTGGAGTCGTGGTCCTGGACCTCCAGGCCGGGCTGGCCGCACTCGCAGGGGCTGTCTGGGTTCGGGGTGTCGTTCTGGTCATGGGCGGTCGTGTTCAGGTCGTTGCTCATCGTTCTCTCCTTGTGCCTCCAGTATAGCAGGTCGTCTAGTCTACGTCTAACCGTGTCCTAGTCCCTACCCCGCCTGGCTAGGTCGTTTGCGGCGATCCTGGATTTCGTCAGATTCCTCCCCTGTTGGCGGTGTGAGCCGTGTATGCGAATCACACCGCGCGATGACAGCCCTGGGGGGCTTGCGGTACCGCAAGCAACCGTGGTGGTCCTGGGTTACGGCTCCATAGGAGACCCGTGGGGCGCCTGTAGGCCGTCAGGGGCGTATCTCCCCCCACCGGAGGCACCCGAGGGCCGTGGTGGGCCCGAAACGAAGCCTCAGGGGGTCGTGGTACGGCGAGTGAGCCTTGCCCCAGGGGCAAGGCTCACGGACCCGGAGGTCGGCGCGGGTCAGGACCTCCCGGGCGTCCTCCTCGGTCTCCGGCTCCGAGGTCTCCGGCTCTGCCGGGACGTCCTCCGCGGTCTCGTCCTGCGTCCCGGAGTCCTCCTGCTCGTCCTCCGGCTCCAAGACGGCGTATCAGAACCGGCGCCGCTCGAGGCGGCCGGTGAGGACTCCCGCGTCGACCATCTCGTCCAGCTAGGCCAGCTTGGCAGCTAGCCGGTACTCCGCGCGGGTCCACTTGCGGACTGGGTTGCCGAATAGCCCGTCCCGGACGTCCGCCGGGACGTAGCTGGAGACGACCCGGCGTTCGACCAGGCCGGCCTGCACGAGGGCCCGCAGGTCGCTCTCGTAGTCGGCCTCAACCTGCTCCCACCGGGAGGTCATCCCGGCCAGCAGGGTCGCACGGGCAGCCTCCCGCTGCTCCGCGGTCCGGCGGCTGTTCACCTGCCTGGCGTGCCTGAAGGCGGCCTGCCGGTCTCGGCCGTGGGCCTTGCGGAAGGTGCCGTCGACGAAGACGGCGAAGACCTTGACGGCCCTGCCGGACCAAGTCCGGCGCTGCTTGCTGCGGACGGTCGCGCGCTTCTCGTTCGTGTTCTGCATGTCTGCTCCGTTCATCGTGTTCTCCTTGCTGCGGTTGTGCCTCCATCATACCGGAGTCCTAGTCGCTGTCTAGCCTTTTCTTGAGAAAAGTGAAGAAAGTCGGCCAGCCCGCTAACTAGGCGGGCTTGATCGGGTCGACCCCCAGCACGGCTGCGACCCGGGCCTGGGTCTCGAGGTCGTAGCCCGTCTGGTCCAGGACGGCTAGCGCCAGCAGGGCAGCCTCCTGGCGATCCTCGAGTACCTGGTCCCGGAGGGACTCGATGGCCTCGTCGACCAGGACGCTGTAGCCTATGGGCTGCTCCGGCTCGCTGGGCTCGCCCTGATCGACGTTCCCAGGGTCCTGGAGCGCGGGTCCCTCGGGGACCTCCGGCGACGAGGACGGCTCGTCTACAGCTGCCCCAGCTGCCTCCTGGTTACGGGATGGGTCCGCGCCCTCGAGCCCCTGGTCATCCGCTGCCTCGGCGTACAGCCTGACCCGGCGGACGATACCGGCGACGTTGAACGTCCCATCCCGGCGGATCCGAAAGGTAGCGGCGCGGTCCACTCCGTGCCGGAGTGACACCGAGACCCGGACGAACTCGCCGTAGAACCTACCCTCGAGGCAGACACGGGTCCCGTAGCTGATGAACTGGACGGTAGCCGACCCGGAGGCCTCGCCCTCGATGCCCAGGATGGCTGCAGCCTGGCGGATGGCGTCGAACGCATTGGATGCCTGGCTGGTCACCGGGTCTCCCGGAGGATCACGTCGATCTCGTCGACGTCGAAGTCGGCGTAGGCCTCGGTCAGCCGGAGGACCTCCACGCAGTGCCGGCTCTCGAGGTCCGTCCCGGCGACCGCGGCACAGAACGCCCGTATCGCCTCCAGGGCGTCATCGTGGCGGAAGCCCGAGAGGGCGATCTTCACCCGGCGGACGTGGCCCCGGAGCGGGTTCAGCAGGTCGTAGGCCTCGCGGGGCGTCAGGCTCTCCTCCTCTCCCTGCCAGTAGACCTCGGCCTCGGCGTGCCCCAGAGCGCGGTCCAGGATCTCATGGATGCGGATGATCGTGCTGACCATTAGGCCTCCAGGTCGTAGGTGGGGTGGAAGACGACCTTGTTGCCGCCCATGGTCGGGCGGAGGCGCCACTGGACCAGGCCGGCGTCGACCAGGGCGAAGGCGACTCGCTCGACGTGCGGGACGTCCAGCGCGGTGCTGCGGGCGATCCCGTAGACAGTCGCCCCGAGGCTGTTCTCGATGACGTCCAGGACCTTGGCGGCGTTGCTCACATCGACTCCTTCGTGGTCTTCAGGGCGGACGCGACGGCGGCCTTGATCCGGGCGATCAGCTCGGAACGTCCCTCGCGGTAGTTGGTCTCCGGGTCGGTCTCCCGGAGGATGGGCCGGACCAGGCTGCGGTAGAACTTGACGGCTTCGCGGGCCGCCCCGGTCATGGTCCGGGTGCCGCCGATGACCCCGTGGGAGAGGATGTGGCGGCTACCGTCCCAGACGACGGTGTCCCACCCGGACTCGATCGCGTAGGACACGGCCTCGAAGATACTGTAGGTCTCGAAGCTGGCAGGCTCATTGAAGTTGGTGCGCTTGACGGTGATCTTCATCGTGTTCTCCCTGTTGGCTGCGTTTGTGCCTCCATCATAGCAGCGTCCTAGTCTCTGTCTAGCCTTTTCTGAAGAAAGGTTCCCGTCCGACCCTAAGCCCTGGTAGCTAGGTCGCCCGCGACTTGACCTTGGGGAGCTGGCGCTCGCCCCGCGGGGACTCCCAGACGTGGACCGTGACCGTGACGGTCGTCCCGCGGAGGACGTGCTCGCGCTTGTGCCAGCCCTGGGCCTGGAGGTCCAGGAACGGCTGGCGGGTCGGCCCGTTCCAGTCGACGTCCCGGAGCGGGGCCCCGTCCCGGACCGCTCGGAGGGCGAGCTGCTCCGGCAGGGTCCGCGGGACCTCCGACCAGGTCCCGAGGTCGGCGTGGGAGGTGGCCTCTCGGCTCGTGGCGGTCGTGGTGTCCATCGTTCCTCCGGTGGGGTGGCTGGTAGGGTTGCGGTACCGCAAGGTCGGCCTAGCGGCGCGTGGGCGGCCAGCAGGTGAATTCGACATCTTCGACGGCGTCGACGTTCATCGAGCGGGCGTCGTCCTCGTTGATCAGGAACTGGACCGGCTCGCCGTCCTGGATCACCTGGACGGCCCAGGAGACGTCGTCCCGGAAGGCCTGGAAGCCGGAGACATTGCGCTCGGTGTAGGCCTCGACCAGGTCCCGGACGTTGTCCTCGCTCAGGGCGCCGGAGGACGGGAGGCTGACCTGGGCCTGCGGGGCGACCGGGGCGACGTCGTTGTCCGCATCGTCGTAGCCTTCATCGATCGCCGTCTCAAGGGCCTCCAGGGCGTCGTAGGCCGCGGTGATCTCGCGGAGGACGTCTCGGGCGTCCAGCCCGCCGATGTCGCCGGACTCGCTCGCCTCCTCCAGGTCCTCCTCGACCTGCTCGAGCTGCTCCATCAGGTCGTCGTGCTCGGCGTAGGCCGCGTTGTAGCGGCTCCGGGGCTCGTCGCCCTCCTGGAGGTCCCGGCGGGTGACGTTGGCGTTCTCGGTGATCTGCTGGGCGGTCTGGGCGAATGCGTTCATCTTCGGCTCCTTGTTGGCTGCGCTTGTGCGTCCATCATACCGGAGTCCTAGCCGCTGTCTAGTAGAATCCTAGCTTTTATTTTGAGGCGGCCTAACTCCCGGCATGGCAAGCACTCAGGGGAGTGGCGAATCAGGCCACGTCCTCCTTCCGGGTCCGGGCCTCCTTCCGGGTCCGGGCCGCGGCCCGGAGTCGGCTTGCGAGTCCCCAGAGCCCCTGTGTGGCGGCACGGGATGCCCTCCGGTCGTCGCCCAGGAGGCCTTCCTGGATGTCCGTGTCGATCCCGTTCGCGAGGCTCGTGGCGACCTCGGCGAGGTGCTCCGCGTGCTCCTCATCGAAGGCGACGACGTGGGTCCCGGTCCACTGGGCCAGCAGCGGCCAGTCCGGGTCTCCGACCTCGGCGACCTCGAGTCGAATGTCCAGCTCAGAGGCCGCGTAGGCCGCGGGCCGGAGACGGGTGAGGGCCATCATCGGGCCTCCCGGCGAGGCTGATCGGTGTCTCATGATCGGTGTCTCCTGATTGGCTGTGGTGTAGTCGTAGAGCCTACTGAATGGGGTTGATGGTGACGATGTCTGCCTGGTAGGTAGGAGCGTGTTGGATGGTGGCGTAGAAGACTCCGCGCTTCGCGTTCAGCCGGACCTCCCCCCAGCAGTATTCGGTCATCCCATACCGGGCCCCTGGATTCCTCGGGTTGTCCAGCCGGAGGTAGGTCTCACCCGACTCCACGACCTTGCCCGTCACGGAGGTCGGTGAGCCGATCTTCTTACACCAGGGAGAGTGCTCCCCGAACATAACCTGGACCAGGCTGCCGGCCCGGAAGATCGGCAGCTTGCTGGTCAGGTTGGTCTCCATGTTGCGGGTCGTCGTCTTCATCTTCGTCTCCGTTTCTGCCTCCATCATACCACCGGCCTAGCCTCTGTCTAGTAGAATCCTAGCTATTTCTGCTAGGCTTCCTAACCCCCGGCGTGGCAAGCGCTCGGGGGTTAGCGGTACCGCTAGTCCTCCTCCTCGTCCTCGGTCAGGGTCGCCGTCCCGGGGTTCGCGGCGGCCAGCGCGGTCAGGACGGAGTAGGCGACCGAGGCCGGACCGAACGGCACCAATTTGGAACTGTCGTAGCGGCCTGTAGCGACTCGCACCTGGCCGTCAAGCTCGTAGACCTTAACCTTCAGGGCTGGGCTGAACCGGACCAGGACCTTGGCCGTGCTGGCGTCCCCGAGGTCTCCAGACGACCATTCCTTCAGGGGCTTGATCACCGCGCTGGGCAGCAGCGCCCTGAGGGTATCAGCGAGGATCTCCGCGCGATCAAAGCTGGACTCCCTCGCAGAGGTGACCTCGATGGACTGCTGGATGTTCCTGGCGCGCCGTGGAGCGAGGCGCCTGAGGCGCCTCATGATCCTGTCGGTCGGCAGGGCGCCGGTCGTGGGGTTCCAACGGTAGGTCCCGCGGCCCCAGCCGTCGGAGTCCTGCCGGTTGCCGGACTCGACTTCGAGCGTCACCTCGCCCCGGTAGAACCGGACTGTCGCCCAGCAGTTCAGGCTGAACGAGCAGTCATAGTTGCTGAGGACGACGTCGACCGGGGTCATGTCATCGGACAGTCCCTCGAGCTTGACCGTCTCGAGCAGGTCACGGGCTGCGGCGAGGACCTGCGGGACCTGCGAGGACGGGGCAGCGATCTCGATGAAGCGAGCGTTGCGCTCGTCGATCTGCTCCTGGGTAAGGCTGCTGCGGATGAAGCGAGTGATCTTGGCTTCGTTCGTGTTAGACATCAGATACTCCTACTGGCAATCGTGGCAGGGGTTGGCCGGGGTGCAGCGGTGTCCGTCGACGGGGCAGGGGTAGCCGCAGCTGTCCTGCCAACCACTGCCGCCGCGGCGACGGTAGCTGCTGCCGCCGTTGCGGCTGCTCCCGCGCTGGACGGTCGCGATCGCGGTCGTGTCGTTGCTCCACAAGACGCGGCCGACGCGTACTGTCTTGCTCTCTCCGCTGCGCTTGGTCACGGTGACCTGCGCGCCTGCGCGCAACGCGCTCGCGGGCCCCCGCAGTCCCCAGCTACCGTTCCTGAGCTTGGTGTAGGTGATCATGGTCTCGTTCGCGTTAGACATCGGGTTCTCCTTTCTTTGGTTGTGCCTCCATCATAGTAGCGTCCTAGTCTCTGTCTAGCCTTTTCTTGAGAATGTCCCTAAGCCTGGTGGTCCGAGTCACCTAGCGCGGGCGCCACTCCACGCCGAGGTGCTCCGTCACCGGCCCATAGATGCCGTGGTGGGCGAACGCGTCCGCGGCCATGCAGGCCTGGATGTCCGGGGCGTAGGTGATCCCGAACCCGCGCTCCTCCGCCAGGGCCCCCAGCTGTGTCCCAGTCGCCCAGAGGCAGTCCGGCGGAGACAGGGCAGACCAGCCGTAGTCTCCGGTCCGAGCGCGCTCCGGCCAGCTCCCGGAGGTCGTATCGACGATCGTCCCCTCCGGCGCCTCCGGGGATCGGTAGGCGAGCCAGCAGTGCAGTTCCGGCAGCTTCCCCGTGATGATCATCGGGACAGCCTCCTGGAGGTCCCACTGGTAGCTGAAGTGCGTGGCCGATACCCCGTCGTCCTGCTCTGGGCGGACCATCGGCCACTGCGCGGTCCCGGCCTGGAGCATGGTCCTGAGGTCGGCCCGCAGGATCAGGAGGGCCTGGAGCGTGACGGCCTCGTAGAGGCACGCGTGGGTCGCGCGGACGGTCGGCCAGATCGCCTCCCGGACCCGGCGGGCCTCCAGGACGACCGTCCGGTAACGGTCGGGGACCATCAGTTCATCTCCGCCTGGCGACGGAAGTCGCCGCCTTCGATAATCTCCCGGATCACGTCAACGATGATGGCTTTCTGGTCGTCGGTCAGCGCTGACTCAGCCGGCCGACACGACATCCCCTCGATCCGCTCGAGCCGGTCCAGGATGTCCCGGAGGATGACGATCTGGCGCTCGGTCAGGTCGCACCACTCGTCCCGGGCCGGCGTCGTACCGAGCCAGATGACGGTGCCGAAGACAGGGTAGGGACCCGGGTGACCGGGGCAGTCCGGGCACGGGATCGTGGGAAGGAACAAGTTGCCCATCTCGCCCTCCGGGGCCGGCGGTCCGTCCCGGGTCAGGCAGACTACCCCGGCTGCGTCCCAAAACGGTGATCGGTGCTCGTCTAGGTCTCCGCCGATCACGGCCTGGAGGTCATCGGTGTCGATCAGCTCGACCCCGGGGGATTCCCGGGGTCTCAGGACTAGGGCGCGGACGTTCATCGGGTCTCCTCCTGATCGGTGTCTCCTGATCGGTGTCTCCTGATCGGTGTCCAGTGGCGCTTCTTGGGCCCGTGGCGCGTCGCTAGGCGTGTCGGTGGGCGCCGTCCCTCTGGGGCCCTGGAGCCGCTCTCAGCGGCCCGGAGGGCCTCGTCCTCGGCGTAGCTGTCCAGGTAGGGTTGGAGGACTCGTCGGTGCCGCCGGAAGCAGGAGGGCCCGACCGGGTACATCGCCAGGCACTCGCCAGCGCACGAGTCGTGTGGGAGACTGGCGCGTATCTCGGAGCCACCGCCGCAGAGGTGGAACATCTTGACCTTGTCGGACCCGCAGAACCGGCCGCACATCAAGCAGGGGTAGTCACCCTTGCCGAGCCCGCGCTCCTCGTTCTGCCGGCGCTTCTTGTAGGTCAGGTGGCTGACGTCGTCGTAGAGGACTGGGGTCGGCCAGTGGGCCGGGACATCCCGGTCTGCGTCGTTCGTTCGCGTCTCCACCCTACTCGCATCCCTGGGTGATCCGCTCGAGCCGGCTCATCGCCACGTCGATTGCCCGGTGGGCCAGCTCCGCGCGACGCTCAGCCTCCTCCGCACAGCGCCTGGCCTCCTCCGCGGAGGCCTTCGCTTCCCGGAGGTCCGCGATGATCAGGTCCAGCTCCGAGCGGCGCTCGTCCTTCACCTTGGCGCGCAGCTCGTCGTCGTGCTCGTAGGTGTGGATGAACGCCGTGTAATCGTGCTCACTGATCTCACGGGCTCCCTCGTTGTCGCACCAGATCAGGCCGCGCTTGATCAGGTGGCCGACCGTGCTGGACACGCTGGCCTGGCTCTTGCCGACCGCGATGGCGACCTCGTCGACGGTCACGTCGCTGAACCCGGGCTCGGCGTAGAGGCCGTCCTGGATCGCGTCGTAGACGGCAGCCATGTTCTCCGTCAGGCCGGCCAGGCGCTCGTCCAGCTCAGCCTCGTTGGTGACCGGCGCGTAGGTATCGTTCGTCGTCTTACTCATCTGGTTCTCCTTTTCTGCCTCCATCATACCAGCTTCCTAGTCTCTGTCTAGCAGAATCCTAGCTATTTCTGCTAGTCTTCCTAACCCCCTAGGTTGCAAGCGCCGGAGGCTTGCGGTACCGCTAGTCGTCCACCGGCATGGGGCTATCATGCGCACACTCCACATGCGCCCACTCCTGCATGGCCCTCGGCCAGTCGTCACCGTCTACAGGTGGCTCATCGATCCGGCCATGATCGCGACCAGAGAGCGGCTCGTTGCAAATGAAGCACAGCGGTACGCCCTCGACTACACGGGTCGCGTGGCAGATCCAGCAGAAGTCAACACGGACCTCGCCGAGCCCTGGACGGCGAGCGCTGATCTCTACTGAGTGCGGGCCGGAGTAGACGCCGCACGAGTCCCACGAGTGGTGGCATGACCTCTGGAGCAGCCGGTAGAACTCGACTAGGGTCTCGGTGTCCCCGGCCAGGGCAGATCGTTCTAGATCCCGCAGTCGTGCGTCGCTCATGAGTCCTCCATGTAGCCAGGGATCGCGTCGGGGTCGATCACTTGCGCTCCCTCGGTCCAGCCTCCTGGAGGACGGCCAGGACGGCTGCGACAACCTTCGCTCGGACACCGCCCGGGACCTCCCGACCGGAGTCGTCGGTGCGATGCACCCGGTGTTCAAGGAGAAGCAGGACATCGTAGTAGGTGACCTCGTCGTAGATCCCGAGGTGGATCCCCAGAGACTCACCCCGGACCACCATGCGACCTGCGCGGCCGGAGAATGACACCTTGACGTAGTCGGGGTTGGACGGGAGGCGGTGGAGGGTCGTCTGTAGGTTCGGTGTCTTCATCGGTGTCTCCTTGCTGCCTACAGACTAACAGGATCCTAGCCTATGTCTAGCCTTTTCTTGAGATTGGTCCTAACCACTCTGGCGACTCGGGCTTAGTCCGGGCTGTGACGCGCTCGCGGAGTGGATCCAAGACTCCGAGCAGCCAGGGTTCGACCTCGCGTGCAAGGACAGCCTGGGACTTCTCCGGCCCCAGGACCTCTACCTGATTGCTGACGAGGACATGTAGCGAGGCTGTCGATGACCCCCAGGGGAGCCACGAAGTCCGGACGCGATGTGAATCGTTGTAGTACGCGCGGTATCGGTGCAGTGCCATGGTTCGGCAACGCTCGAGGGCCCAAAGCTCGAGGAGCCGGTATACGCGCTCGCGCGATGTGGTGTAGCGTAGCCGGAGCGACTCGCCGGCCAGGGCGACTACGACTCGCCGGAGGGCCTCCTGGGCCCCCATGCGGGTCAGGGTCTGGGACCTCTCATAGAGATTCAGAGGACGGGTCGGGCCGCCTGTTGTTAAATGCCGGAAGGCTGCATCTGCAACATCGATGAGAGCCGTGCCCACGGTCTGTCTGGGATCGTCAGGGACCTGCCGCGGGGTCCATCCAGCCAGGACCTCACAGACCGAGAATCCCAGAACGGAGCCGATCACCACAGAGTCCTCGAGGCCGGCAGTCGCGCGAGACCCGCAGGTCCGGCACTTGCTCCGCGGCGGGGTCGGGACTAGGCTCCGGGGCGAGTTCGGGACCCCGTTCAGGCAAGCACAGTCCTCGCACCCGTGGCAGGACAGGCAGGCCATCATGGATCGGTGTCCCTGCCGGTAGGCGGCGATCCCCCAGGCGACGCCGTCGGTGGGGTCCCCGGTCTCTCGCCAGCGGCGCCACAGGTCACGGGTCCGGCGGTCAGCCATCTGTGTCCTGCATGAAGCAGGCATCGTCCGGGTGGTCTGCGATGTACTGGATCAGCCCTTCGCCGGAGCCTAGGAGGGATCGCGCCCGGAGGCAGGTGTGACAGGCGGCGACGTCGACCGGGGCGTCTTCAACGTGGATCTCATCCCCACAGAAGCAGCACGCCATCAGTCCTCCCTCCCGCTGTCGGCTTCCGGGACCTCCGGCAGGTGCGCTTCAGACATCGGTGTCCTTCGATCGGTGTTCCCGGAACCGAGCAGGTGAGCGGCGATGTGGTCTGCTTGCCACTGATCTTCGTCACGCGGCATCACCGCCGCTCGCGCCGCCGACCACGCCGCCTCCGCCGCCGCCGCTACCCACTCCGTCGCATCCGTCGCCGCATCCGTCGCCGCCGCCACCGCCGCCACCGCCGCTGCCCACGCCGCCGCATCCGCTACCCACTCCGCCGCTCGCGCCGTATCCGCCGCAGCCGCCGACTCTGTCCCCGCCGCCACCGCCGCATCCGCCTCCCGCGCCGCCGCATCCGCTACCCACTCCGCCGCCACCGCCGCATCCGCTGACCGCGCCGCCGATTTCGCCGCCAACCGGTGTTCCTCGCACGGGCAACTCGCCCACGCGCGGGCGGCCTAGATCGCGGCTTCGCACACGCCGCGGTGCTCACCTGCGAACTGGATCACCCGCTCCGCGCAGTCCGCCGCGAGCCGGGCCGATGCAACATGGCTCAGTCCGCCACATTGCAGCACGCGCCGCGCTAGGCTCCATTCGCGCGCATACGACGGAAACTGCGGCGGCGCCGGCTCTACCAGCAGCGCCGCCGCGTCGCCGAGGTAACTCGCCAGCGCGACTCGCCGCCGGTCCAGACGCCCTGTCCGGACCAGACCTGCGATCACCGCGGCCCTCGTTTGGACGTCGGTATAGTCCGCCGCCAGAAGGCGGGAAGCGACGCGGAGAGAGGCGTCACTCACGCGCTGCTCGCCACTCGCACTTGAATCACTTGAGCAGTTCTCTGGTGAACAGGTACCAGCCCAGGCCAAACACGGCCGGGGGAAGTACTGCGGGCAGCTTGCCGCCGCCCAGCGCGTTCTTACGGATCAGCGTGGCGCCGGCCACCACCGTCCCCGCTCCCAGCAAAGCCGAGGCGTAGTTCTGGCGGCTCCCGCCGTTCTTCTGGGCCACGCCTGATGCGAGCGCGGTCCACCCAGCGAGGAACAGCGCCTTGCCCTTCTTGCCAACCGAGGCCGGGGCGCCGCGATCCATGGGAGCACGGGCGAGTACGCCTCCGAGCACTACGCCGCCCATTCCCACGTTCCCGATCCACCCCAGCTTCCGCTTGCCCTTCGAGGCGCCGTAGGCGATCGCTCCCCACCCGGAAAGAAACGCCGGTCCGACAACCGCCTTGTTCTTCACGCCGAAGGTCATACCAGCCCAGATTGAGGCGGCTCCTGCGTTAATGGCCAGGTCGCTACTGCTCACCGGAGCCTCTCGTTCACGAAATTCGCGACGATCCCGAAGATCGCCGCGTATATCAGCGGCGCTATGACATGAACGCGCTTCGCGTCAGACTCGCTCATGCCGAAGATCCTGGTGGGCAGATCGAAGCCCTCATGGCCGATCACGCTAAGAGTCAGCCCCGCCGCGTCTCCGAACAGCGCGGTCCTCTTGCGCCTCTGTGCCGGCGTGGCCTGCGCCGGCTGGCCCGTCAGGTTGAGCGCGTTGGCAGTCCCAAGAACAGCGGGGACGACGAACGGAACGGCTTCGTAGTGCTTGATTCCCTTGTGACCTTGCTTGTGGAACGCCTTGCCGACGTAGCTCATGGTGATCGCGAACACCGGTAGCGAGCTGCCGATCACGAATCCCATAAACGCCTTGTTACGACTCACGTCCGGCTCCTTGTTAGCGGTTCGCGGCTGATCCCTTGTCTAAGCATAAGAAACCGCTCAGCACCCGCAACTCAGCGCTCCAGTGTGTCCTCGGTCCGCGCTTAACCATCAGTGTTGCTCCAAGGGATCTGGAACCCGAGTCGCACGAGCTTCGCTCCGCACTCGCTGCGTTCGCGGTTCTTCAGGAGCTTGCCACTCGTATGGCTCCGCTTCAGCCAACCGAACGCTTTGGCCATGGCCAGGATGTCCTTGAGCCCGCCGCCTTGCGAAATCACCTGGAGGAGCTGCACCTCCATCCGGGAGAGGTAGAGAGCGTTCTCTCGGTAGTCGAGGTAGGCCTGCCACGTCGCTGGACACCATTCCTTCACGAAGACATCGCCGATGGTTATGGCGTAGTCCCTAATCTCCTTCTGCGCATGCGGGTTTCTTCGCAGTCCGAGAAAGTGAAGCAGGTTGTGGAGGTCGATCTTCCAGTAGGCCTGAGTGAAGGTCGACAGGGGAAGATCCTTGCGCGCCTGCTCGCGGGCGATCCCGAACTCCAATCGCTCCTCGTAGACCTCACGAGCGAGAGCCAAGAAATTCTGCTCACGATAGGAGAGATACTCGCCAGGGGTCATACCTGCGCCGATCGCAGCCTGGTAGTTCTCCGGGATGCCTTCCTGCTCCAGGAACCCTTCCGGCCACGGCATGTCCCCGGCGATGGACTCGCTCCCCTGCTTGTTCTTCTTGGACTGCGCGCGCCAGTCCATCCAACTCGTGATCGCCGCTTCGTCGATGGCGATGGAGTAGCGCGTTGAATACTCGTTGACCGACGCGGTGCGGTGGCGGATCCACTGGCGCCAGGCATCCATGGGGACGTAGACCAGGAGCTTCAGCTCGCACATTTCAAACGGGGTTGTATGTCTATTCCGCATCAAGTAGCGGATCAACGCCTCGTCCTCGCTCAGCTTCTTGGTGCCTTTCCCATAGGATGTGCGCGCCGCCTTCACGATGGCGGCGTCGTTGCCCATGTAGTCGACCAGCATGATCCATCCCTGGTCGCCAAGACAGGGGATCTTCTTGCCGATCAAGGCCTCCATCTCAGGGACAACTGGACGGGTCATCGGTTCGGTCGGTTCGGTCGTG